TAATGCAGATATACTATCTTCAGCAGAGAACCCAGCAGCAGCCAAGAACTTTAACGCTCCGGCTGCTTCTGTCGCTGTGTATTCAGTAGTTGCCCCCATTTCCCTGGCTTTATCTGTTAAATCTTTAAGTGCATCACCGGTTGCTCCTGACCATGCCTGAACTGTTTTCATGGTTGATTCAAAGTCACGACCAACAGAAACTACTTTCGCTGTAAATGCCGTAAGTGCAGCAACGCCAACCAGTGCCGCTAATTTTACTTGATTAAAACTAACGCTTTTAATTTCATGGTTCATAAGAACTGCTGCTTTTTTAGTCATGCCCTGTGCTTTTGCAAGGTCGCTTTTGAGCTTTGTTGTTTTAGCACTTACTGATAAATATATCCCCCCAAGATTCATTTTTAATTACCTCTTTTAAGCTGTCTGGCTTTCATAACTTCGTTTTTTGCTCCCTGCACTAAATCAAGACAAGACAAATGTTCTTCTGGCATTATTCCAACTATGTCCATTATTTTAAAGATATCAAGGTTTTCAATTATTCCAGCCATGCGCCAATAAACCTCGTAAATAGGTATGTTTTCGCTAAACAATTCCGGCAAACATTTTGAACAGTTTGGGTTTTCATTATAAAGCTTTTTATATGTTGTTCTACATTCATTGCAATCTATTTCGCTGGCACGGATGCAGAACTTTATTAGTTTTTTTTCTGATCTTTTTTCTCCTGTTTAATATCTGTTTCAATAATTGTCTTAAACTCGTTAACTATATCATTAAAACCTTCAATTTCTCGCGATGCTCTTATAACATTTTCAGGAGTACATTTCATTTTTTTCCCTTGCCGATCAAATACATTCTCCCAATCAACAACAACTGAGGAAATAGTCATTTCCCTGTCAAGCTTTTTATCTGTTTCCTGTGAAAAGACCGGTTCCATTTTGCCTTTTTTGCCTTTTTTATAATCAATATTTTGCTTGAATACTTTGTCAAAAATATCTTGAAGTTCCCCTGGAGAAAGGTGTTTTATTTTTAATCTTGCTTTGTCAAGGTCAGACTCAACTTCAAACCATCTCTCGTTCGCTTTTGAAATTCTCATATTGCTCCTTTGTTTAGTTTTTTGCTCCATGTTAAAAATGGGTGGGTGGGAGTGGAGCAACTCCCAACCGGACAACCCGGCCCACCCAAAGAATTAAATCAACCTCATTGCGCCCTCAATTTTTCCAGTAAAATCAGTCTTTGCAAGGTCGCCCATATTAACCGTGATTGTTGGCTCTGTAAAAATCTTAATATGGCTTATGTCTGTCTCGGCAGGTAACCCACCCCCGGCAAAAGTTGTGCTGTTAGGCGTATAGTAACTGGTATCATCAACATAAAAACGGATATCTGTTAAATCTGACTTGTTCCAGAATGCAGTTTTTATCATATCCTGACCCCGGGTATCATCCTTTTTATAATTACCAGAAAAGGTAACCGAGCCGCCAGTTCTTAGCCCTCTCAAAGCTTGCATTGATTCGTCACCAAATGCAGTATCATCAAGCTCTGCAAAATTACCGCCTGTTATTGACCATGACCCTAAACCAAGGATTATGTTTGCACCCAATGTGACCTTTGCGTCTCTACCTGCTAAGCTTTCATTTGACATGATTTTTCTCCTAATAGTTTAATTAATAGAGGCTCCAATTCTACAAATTAGTTGTTGTTTTTTATCCCCATAATCTTTTTAAAAAGCAAATGTGTTCCAAAGTCAACCGCCAACAATGTTAAATGTTTTATATCAATGCTACAATCTGCGATAATCGGTATGCCCATTTTTTTAAGCTTGTCACAAAATCCAATATCTTCACCAATAGGTTGACCATGCTCACCTGTTTTAAATTCAAATGCTTTCTCTGGAAACATATTAATAAAAATACTTGTGTCGTACATAATACAACCTGTGCCTGTATATTCTACTTGCAACTCAGTTTCGTAATTGCCGTCTTTGTCTCTTATTCTTTCATCAGGAATAGGGCTTAACTTCCCGACTTCACCCTCCATGAGCAATGTGTCAAAAGGTGGGTACCTTCTGTGAACTTTACAGCTTAAAACTAGCTTGTCATGTGCAAGCATTTTTTCAATCATATTATCAGTGTTGTAAATCTGGTCACTGTCCATCATTAGAATGTGAGTACACCCTAAATTTAAAGCCTGTTGAACAAGGTTATTTCTTACAGCATCAATCTGTCCTGGGAAATCAGGGAAAAGAACATCACAATTAATCTGCTTTCCGGCATTTGCTAAGCTTGCCATATATTCAGTGACGACTTTTACAAAAGAAAATAGGAATTGATTATAAACTTTGTCATCTGTTAGTGGTACTGAGATAGCTAACTTGACACCATGTTTTTTAACCATCCTTGCACGTTTTCTTTTATAATATGTCTTTACATCATGGTTTTCATTTTCTTTTGAATATGCTTTTTTATATCCTTTGTCGTTTTCTGCTGTTCCATTTACAGGGTGATTATGAGTTATCAAAGAATCTTTTGCATAAGTCCAACGTCCCATCTCGCCTGCAATGTCTTTCAGTTCATTATCACACCAACAATGCTTGTATTCAGTTGAGAAAAAATTATCACCATCAATATGTTTAAGAATCTTTTTATGAGCAAGCCAATGAGCTAACGGATTGCCGTTTGTATTCCTGATATCTTGAGTGTTAAGACCAACGACCCCCCAACCATCAGGCAAGGCATCCATTGCTTCAATAGCGTGTTTTAAAAAATCTTTTTCTGGTATGGTATCATCGCCAAGAAACATAACTAAATCATAATTTGCTATCTTAGTCAAAGCCTTAACCATTTTTGGGCAACCAATACCGCTTGTGTCTGATTTAGCGATGATCTCGTAATCTTCTGAAGGTATGCCAGCATTTTTCTTGATTGCTTCAATGCAACGCCTTGCACTTTCCTCCCTGATAACCGGGATAATAATTGAAATTTGCTCCATTACTTTACTCCTAATTTAAAAAGTTTTCCGTTTTCTATTTGTTCATTTACCCATTTTTCCTCAATCCATTGTTTATGATGTTCAAAGTTTCCAGCTTTCACTTTTGAATCATTATAATAATATTGGTTCCCAGGTTTTGAAAAACCAAACCCTGCTATATAAACTGGTTTATCAAGAAGCATTGCCATGTATATAGAAACTGCTCCTGATGTTGGGTTAGGGTTGTTTAATTCCATATGAAAATCAAATGTTTCTTTTAGTGATATTATATAATCTGGCTTTCTTCCTGTGGCATAAGCGCAATCTGAATACATACTGTAGTGAGGCATCCAAATATATTTAGTTCTGTTAAAATACCATTCAAAATCAATATTAAAATAAGGATAAAACGCCCAAGCATCACACTTATTATTGTAGCCTTCTATATCGTGCCAAAGATTTACACGGACAACAAAAAACTCATCAATATCAATATTCTTTAATTGACTTGGAAGGCTTGGACCATTCCCACATACTAATATTTTTGATTCTTTAATCATGTTCTGGTTTTCTCAATTAACACATCATAATCAACACTATAACCAACCACCGGCGGCACTTGATCAAAATCGTTATTAGGGTAAACTGATCCTCTTTGAAATTGTAAATGCCTCCACCCTGTTACTGTCAAGCTGCAATCGTCAAACATTGTTTTCAAAGATTCCAGAAGTGTGCCAGCCTCATAAGCTGAATTATTTTGACTGAATATGCTAAATTGCAATAAAAAATCTTCTCTTTCCTCTCCAAAATCAAGCTCGTCAATATCTGATACTGAAAAATAAACACAATATGGGAATGAGGCTTCTTGTGGCGCGTGGTTTAAATACATTCTACCTGATACGTCATTATAGAAACCGCTTCCTGTTGTTGAGGAGAACCTATTATATATTGCTGCAAACAAACTGTTCATAACTTATCCAATGCTGCTTGATATTTTTTACTTGCTGAACTTTTATTCTTTTTTGCTGCTGGCCTCATGAATGGTTTTGCAGGTTGATTGATAGCAGGAGTGTTTTTATTGCCGTATGGGTGAACTCCCTTTTTAGGTGTCCCAAGCTCCACAAAGCTTGCATGATATTTACCTGTATAATTTCCAGGCCCTTGACAATAAATAAGATAACCGCCGTCTTTAAATTTACTCTCGCGCACATCAAACTGACTCAATAATCCTGTTTCTGTTGAAGTTTTTGCTTTCTGTTTTAAAATCCGTTTAGCATCTTGCATGACATCGTTTGCAACTTCTTTAGATACATTTTTCAAAACAATCTTTGAGGCATTTAAGACTTGATCTCCATACCACTTAACTGTCATTTCAAGAATCCTCCGTTACCAAAAAGTCAAGAGTCTTGTTTTTTTCATCTGCGTTAATCGGTGCGCCTTTGATATTAAAAATCCTTGACCCGAAAACCATTCTATTCTTTGATGTTATTCCGGATCTGTATCTTATCCTTATTTTGTTTGTTATAACTGACTCAAGCTTCATTGCATCAAGCTGCTCTTTTGATGATAAAGGCCATATTGCTGCCGGTACTGACCCCATTCCAGAAACCGATGCCCATGAAGTTGTAAAACCACCCATGCCGTCTGGCGTATCGGTCTGCTCTTGAACATCAACTCTATGTCTTAAAAATCCTGCTCTCAAAAGACACCCCCGAATAATTTATAAGGGAAAAGCAATGCTTCCCAGGTTCCAAGTTTAGAATGATTTGCCAAATAAACCTCAGTTTCTCTATTTTCAAATAAATCTGATATATCAAGTTTTATGGCGTGTCTG